ATACAAACCCAACTTAAAGCTAGAACTTTAGTTGTAAGTGGAGAAAACAATAACAGATCAGATTTATTACCTTGGTATTTAAGTAAAAATGCCTGGGTAAGAATGACTAGTTTTGTTAACTTTACTGAAGGAACAGTAGAATTTGATGGGCTGGGTTCAATTAAAATAGATCCTACAACAGGTCATTATAAAGGAGATCAATTAAGTAAAAAATATGTTTTAGAAGGAGGTACTCTTTATAAAAATAGATTAAGACAAGGAATAGTAACACCTGATGGTGTTTATGGCAGTAATTTAGATTTTAGACCTGATAATACAGCAGACCCTAATTATTTTAGACAACAGGGAATAAGACCTATGCCTGGCATTACTGATGTAAGACTAAGAACAATAGGAGCTTATGGTTCTTTATTTGAAACAACAGTTAATTTTCACGCTTGGGACACAAATCAATTAAATGAATTAGAAATATTATTTATGAGACCAGGATACTCTGTTCTTTTAGAATGGGGATGGTCACAATACATAACTTATCCTAATGGTAAAGTTAATGCAACAAATACATTAACAAGAAATGACATAAAAGATCAAGTATTTATAGGTCAAACTATTAATCCGTTTGATCCAACTCTAACACCAGACATAATTCCCCGGGTTTTAGAACAATTTAGAAAAAAATATCGTTATAATTACGATGGAATGTTAGGATACATTAAAAATTTTAACTGGACCCTAAGAAAAGATGGAGGATATGATTGTTCTACTACATTGATTTCAATGGGAGAAGTAATTAATTCTATTAAATTAAGTACCAATGCTAATAGTTTAAATGATGTGTTGCCTTCAGCTAATGAAGAAAGTTCATATTATTATGATGATTATGAGAATGTTCTTTTATCTTTAAAATCAATAGCAGAAGGAAACTACACTGATCCTACTACATCAGATGTATTTATTAGTGAATCTTTATATGCAGGAAATTGGGATTATAACGTCAACTATATAGGCCCGGATGCAATCAAGACAAAATTATCTAATAGTGGATATCCAGAACAAGCACAATATATAGGTTCTCAACCATTGTCAACAAGTATAAAAAATACAACAGATGACAATGCTGGTAATTATTACGAATACTTGTCTTTAGATGTAATAGTAGCTATAATTGCTAGTTATGCAAACATAAAAGCAAAAAATTCAACAAGTAGTTATCCTTTTGTTAAAATCATACCACCCGGAGAATTAGACTATTGTTTAGCAGGAAAAGATACTATATCTGTTTTACCTAATGTTTGTAATGTTAAAAATCCTGGTGCTTTTAAAGAAGAATTAAAATACTTTTACTTTGAAAATAATTATGATGCTGCAACTTTAGGAGTAACACCTGAATTATTGCGTAATAAAAATTATTCACCTGACTATCCTATACCTAATTTTTATGATGATTCAATTAAAGCAGGAAGAATGAAGAATATTTATGTAAATATTGATTTTTTATTAAATACTTACAAACAATTGAAATCATCAAACAATGAATCTGGTGTAAACATGGCTGATTATTTCAAAAATATTTTAAATGGAATATCAAATGCCTTAGGAGGTTTAAATAATTTTACATTAAGTACAGCAGGAAGAGATCAAAATACTTTAAGAATAATAGATACTTACTATTTAGAACAAGGAAAGAAAAGTGAAAAATATCAATTTGACTTGTTAGGTTTAGGAAGTATTTGTAAAGACGTTTCTATACAATCTCAAATATTCCAAGAACAAAGCACTATTGTAGCTATAGCAGCTCAAAGTAAAGCTAACTTAGGAGATGTTTACAACTCAACTCAAGTTTACTTAAATGCTGGTTTAGAAGACAGATTAGCATTAGCTAAATGGCAAGGAGATGAAAACAAAGTTGGAGATGGCAAAGCTAATGCAAATGATTTATTTTACATTAAGTTAGCTAGATTAATGTCATATGCTAGAAAATTTATAGTAGGTCCTGAAAATGATGCCAGTGGATTTAGAGTAACATCTGCTGTAGACTCAAATGGTTCTGATCCTCACACTTTATTAAAACAATCTTTATTAAGATATGATGGTGAAATGAATTTTAAAGCTCTTATTCCTTTTAAATTGAGAATTACTTTAGAAGGTATTGGAGGAATAGTAGTAGGACAAATTTTTACTGTTAAACAAAACATTTTACCAAAAAACTATTATGATAAAAACTTAGGTTTTATTATTACCCAAATAGAACATGTTTTAAAAGACAACCAATGGGAAACTATTTTAGACACTCAAATTTGTATTTTAGATCAACAACAATTTTACGAAAACAATAAAGCTAAATTAACAGCAGGCATTAAAAGAGAAGGATTTGGAGAATACATAGCTCGAGCTCAAGCATCTGCTGTTTTATATCCTATATTTTTAGACTTTTTAATTTACCAAGCTACTAGATCTTTTATAGGATACATTTATTCATCTGCTGACAGCAAAAATGGAATAGAAATTGTGGAAAAATATTTAGTAAATAAGTTTAATGATGATAATGACGTTGATGAATATTGGAAAAAAAATGTAAGTAAATTTATTGGAAAAGAATCACCAATAGACATTAATGCATTTCAACCTAGAAATAGTAAAAATTTTATAATAAATTATCCTATGACAGGTGATGGTTTTACACGTTTTTGCAGTGATTGGGTTGATACATGGAAACTATTAAACCCTGATAAAGTAAATGATAAATTTACACCAGATGGAGACACAATAGGTAATCTTTTAGATTTTATTTCTAAAGCAGAATATAACACTCCTATAGCTAAATTGCCTTTTAAAAATTTTTCAAAGTATTTAGATTCAATAAAAAATACTATAAACAAAATGTCTGCTGATGTTTTTTGGCCTAGTGGTCCTGATAGTGTATATAGGGAACAAAATATAACTACCATAATAGATTATGTTAGTAAAACAAACTTTGTTTCTATATCTAGTACTACAACACAAATAACTAACACAAAAGAACTTACAGGATGGAAAAAACAACAACTTCAAAATAATTTCACAGAAATTATAAAAAGTTTAGGAAAAACAGAAGTAGACACAATAGTAGAAAATTATAATGCTAATACAAAAGTATTAGGAATTAAACCTTTAAAAGAGTATTTTACTCCTAGTTCTAATGTAATGTATGGATCTTCAAATTCACTAATAATTACTTCACCCACTAGTGTAAATAGTTCTACATTAAATTCATTTGCCTTTAGTGGAGTTAATGGGGAAAATAGAAGCAGAGATACTACATGGGCTAGTATTGTTGATTGGAATGGATATAAAGGTACACAAACAAATGATGTAATAAACACAGACAGAGGAGGAGGTGCTGAAAGTATTTTAAACAGAACTAATAAATTTTTTGATGGGGATGAGAAAACTTCAATTTCTGGTGGAACAGGAGGAAAAATTTAAACATTAATCTATGTACATTCCAAAGAGTAAACTAAATCCTGAAATTTATTATACACCTGGTGGAGAATACTATTATTCTACTACAAGAAATGACTATGAAGGATACTACCATAAAGATCTTAATGGAAGATCATACACAGGAAAAGAACATACTAATGAATCTATATTATTAATTCCTGTTACTCCTAAAACTGTTACAAATCCTAATATAAATAATTATGATGTTGTTTCTAACCAATACACAACAACAAATTCTAATCAGAAAAGTGATAATAAATCATATTCAGTTCCTATTCCTCAAAATGACAGTTTACCACCCACTCAACAAGATTATACTCAGTCTTTTTATATAAGATATATTTTACAATACAAATTAAGCAGTAATCCTGTGTTTGTTGAAGTAAATAAAGTAACTTTTTTCCAGTATTTCAATACATCTTACAAACAGTACTTTAGTTTTGTAGAAGTACCTTGGAAAATATCAGGTCCATTGTATGATGTAAAAGAAAATAATGTGTTAGTAGAAGGAGGCATTATAGACAGTAATTTAAGAAGTATAGACATGGCCAATAGAATAATGCCTGGAGTAAGAAATTACTTTACAGATGTTACTCTTTACGCTAAATAATAATATTTATAACATATAATACTATGAAATATTTACTTAATGAAGAAGTAAAAAAGATGCAGCGTTTAGCTGGCATTCCTCAAAATAATTATGATTTTAAAGAATTCTTACAAGTTTTATATGAAATTCATTTAAATTTAGAACGAAATAAAAATATTTTAAATGAAGCAAGTATTCTACAAAATGTAAAATCAAATTTTGCTAAATTTGCAAAATCTTCAAAGCAAAAAATAAAAGGAGCTTTTGATTCTATTAAACAATACGCTAATCCTGCTGAAGTAATTAAAGATTTTGGTCAGGCTGTTAAAGATATAGATCCTAAACATTTAAGAGCTTTAATGCTTATAGCTTCAAACCCTAAAACAAATTTAAAAGAAGCAGAAACAAAAGTTATTTCTAAAGAATCAGACTTATCTAAGTTAAAAGCAGGAGATGTTTTTACATGGGAAGGTGAATCATTAAGTGATTTTGAAAATAATTATGTTAGCAACTATAAATCAAAAGATCAAGGTTTAGTAAAAGGATTTACTTATGTAGTTTATGAAGAACCTGATGAAAGTCTTTCATTTATTCAAGATAAAGAAGTAAATTATATTAAAGATACTAATGGAGAAAGTATAACTAAATTAAATAAGTTTTATGAAAAATATCCGTGGGTTAAAAAAATAGTAGCGGCTTTAATATTACTTTCTTTAGGAATAACAGGAAATGCTGGAGTTATAAAACAAATGTATCCTGATGATGTTCAACTTGATGCTAGTAAAGTTTCTCAAACTGGTGAAGCAGAATATCCTTATCAAAGTGATGTAGATGCCGGTGGATCTAACATTCAATCAGTTGATTTAGGAGTAGGACAAATAGACAACAGTGATTTAGATAACTTTAAAACACAAGCTAAAAAATTAATGCCTGATGAAAATGTAGATGATATTTCAACAGCAGCTACTTTTAAAGTTGGAGAATATAAATTAACACCAGATCAAGAAAAATGGGTAATTAAAAAAGGAGTTGAAGATGTTTTAAAACAAATAGAAAATCAAGCTTCTACAAAAGGAATTAAAAATACAATAACTGTTAAGGGAAGTGTAGTAGGTAATATTTCATCAAATCCTGGTGATAACGATGATATTGCTAATGATGGTTCTAAAAACTTAAAAGGTTTAAGAGCAGATTATGGTGAAAAATTAAATAAAGAAATACAAAAACAAGTTAATGATATTGTTAAAAGTAAATTAGGAAACAATATTAAAGTTAACTTTGACATGGAAAAATCTACAGGAGACATAGATAATCAAGTTCAACACAATCCTGTAAATTACTCAGCAGATCAAAGTACTATTATAGATTACGATGTAGATACAGATGGTGGATCTAAAATGTCTTTAAAATTATATAACCCTTTAGCAGCAGTAACTGGTAAAGGAGGTTCTGATATGGGTCAAAGAATAGACATTAAAAATCCTAAAGGTACAGATCCTGGAAAAGAAGAAAAACCAATTCCTACAGGTGATTCTGATCCTGAAGATGCTGAAAAATTAGTAAAAAATAAAAGTTTAAATAGAAACCAAGAAATATTTAGTGTTTTAAAAATGGCTAATCCTAACATTAAAGGAGATCCAAATGATAGAACTTACAAATCTTGGGATGATAGTACTAAGAAAATTGTTATTAATTTAAGAAAATCTCCTGATACTTTATTGAAAAAATTCCAATCAGTAACAGGAATAAATCTTACTTCAAGACAAAAATCAACAGGAGCTTTTAAAAGATCTGGTTTAGCTGAGAGTATTATGTTAGAAGCGGCTATAGACAATGCTTTAACTTCTATAGGAATTTCAGACGAAGCCATAAGAAAAAACAAAGTAGAAGTTATGGCTATGTTGATGAAAATGTATAACCTTTCTTATACAGACATACCAAAAGAAGAACTCCAAAAATTAACTCCTGAAGAAAATAAAACACTGGTAAATATAATTAAACCAATTCCAGTAAGAAATACATCTAAAATAGCTTCAGATGTAACTACAATAAATAAAGACATTAATTCTAATAATTCTTTAAAAACAGCATTAAGTAGAATTAATAATGAGGAAGAATTAGCAGATTTATTAGTAGCATCAGTTAAATATGTAAATAAAGACTTTCAAAAATCTACAGAAGACAATGCAGCTTTTAATGATGTAGCTAAAGAAGTTCCTAAATTTTACACAACATCAACATCTTCAACTCCAAAAACTTTTAATTATTCAGTTGTTAAAGAAGAAGAAAAAGTAGAACAAGATGTTATTAATGTAGAAAAAATTATTAATAATTATTCTACTCTTAAAAATCACTTAGAAAGAATCAATTATAGAGAAGAATTAAAACAATTTATTTTAAACGTTATTTTTCCTAGTATTGATCCTAAGCTTGCACAAAGTCAGTCAAGAATATCTACAGCAATTCAAAAAGCTAGAAATATACTAGCTAAATAATTAAATAGGCTTGGTTTTTACCAAGCCTTTTTTTATTTTATCAATAAAGGTTACATGCACGCTATTATAGAAACAAAAAATCAATTAGACAGACTACAAGAACATTGTACAGACAGCTGTTTTGTTCAGTTAATTTGTGGAAATGACAATTTTCATCCTAAATTTACAAATGTAGTAGCGTTGTACTACCAGTGTTTAAATAGTAAAGGTCACATTATTCCTATAAACCACTCAGAAACATTCAATTTAAATTGGTCTGATGTGTTAGACTTTTTAACAAAACACAAAATTGTTTATTTGTTAGACAAAAAGTTCCACGATTATTTTTTTTCTAGTACTGTAAAATCAACAGACATTCAATTTCAAATTTTAAATCAAGAAAACAAACAATTTAAACCCTCTGAATGTGACACACCCGTTCACATTCATTTTTACAGAGAACATTATTTTAGAAACAATATAAACGCAATTATTCCTGTTGTTAAACACTTAGAAAAGTGGAATCATGTTTTTGAAAAAATTAAAAAATACATGACTTTTAGACCTCTAACTTGGTTTGACAACGAATACACAACAACATTTAAAAGAATAGAACAAGAAGGAATAAAAATTACTCCGTCTAAATTTAATCATCACTTTGAACCTACATTTGAAGAATATTCTATTAGTAAAAATAAAATACATACTTCGTACAATCTTTACAACTTAACTACAAGACCATCAAATACATTTAACAACATAAATTTCGCCGCACTTTCCAAAGAAAATGGCGCGAGAACGGCATTTATTCCTACTAATGATTGTTTTATTGAATTTGACTTTACAGCATATCACCCTAGTCTTATTGCTAGTCTTTGTGGTATCGAATTTACTAATACTCCTTATTCGGATTTGGCTGAAATACTCGGTGTATCAGAAACTGAAGCAAAGGAAATTACATTTAAAAACCTCTATGGAGGTGTTAAAAACGAATTTAAAGAAAAACCATTTTTTAAAGAAGTAAATCAACTAATTAAAAAAATGTGGTTGGTTTACAATCAAGAACAAAAAATAAAACTATCAACAGGTCGAATTCTTTTAAAATCTGATGAATTAAATCCAACTAAAATATTTAATTATTATGTTCAAAGTTTAGAAACTAAAAGCAATGTAGAATTAATAAGTAAAGTGTTAGACTTTTTAGAAACAAAGAAAAGTAAAATAGTACTTTACACTTATGATTCTATTCTTTTAGACTTTAGTAAAGAAGATGGAGTTGAATTAGTCTTACAAGTAAAAAATTTATTAGAGTCAACAGGACACACAGTTAAAATGCAGAAAGGAACGAATTATGGTTTATAATGACTTTGACATATTTATATGTAGTATAGACTTTAATTCAATGAAAAATAAGTTACTTTGTTCGTTTGCTGCTAGTAATAGACTACTAGATACTATAGCTAGTATCACTAGTAGATATGCTATTATGTATGATAAGATGTTTGTGTTGGAGAGTCCTCAAACAACAGAATACTTAATTACTTACAACATAGACACAGAAAATGGAATAAATGAAATTCCAGAAAACACAATTTTAGTACACAGAAAAAAGGAATCAAACTCTTTGTATACTATCAACGCCCTAAATACCCTAATCAAACAATTAAATAATGGAGTATTAGATAACCAATACAAAATTAATTGGATGGATTACAAGAATAGTGTTCTACTAACTCAGGGTCCTGACTTAAGAATTATAGAAACAAAAATCTATAAAATTATTAACCTATAATTTGGCTTTTGCCTCTTCTTTTATTATCATAATTATATAAAATATAGTTATGGATGTTAACTCAATAAAATCTCGCTTAAATTCCCTTCAAAATAAGAAGGGTGGCTCTCAAAACAAAGAAGAAAGAGCTAAAAATTTCTGGAAACCTACTGTAGGTAAACAACTTATTCGGATTGTTCCTTCAAAGTTCGACAAGTCAAATCCTTTTAAGGAAGTTTATTTTCACTATGGTGTAGCAAATCGTTCTATGATTGCTTTAACTAATTTTGGTGAAAAAGATCCTATTGTTGAATTTGCAAGTCAACTTCGCAAGTCAACAGAAAAAGAAAACTGGCAACTAGCCAAGAAAATCGAACCTAAAATGAGGGTATTTGTGCCTGTTATTGTTAGGGGTGAAGAAGAAAAAGGTGTTCGTTTGTGGGAATTTGGTAAAGAAATCTACATGGAACTATTATCAATGGTAGCTGATGAAGACATTGGAGACTTTTCTGACATTTATGAAGGTCGTGATCTAACTGTAGAAACTGTTGGTCCTGAAGTAACAGGAACTAAGTTCAACAAATCAACTGTTCGTCCTCGTACTAAAATCACTCCTTTGAGTGAAAATGCTACTCAAGCTAAAGAATGGCTCCAAAACCAGCCTGAAATTTTGAGTTTGTATAAAAAATACGATTATGATGAAATGAAAGGTATTTTGTTGACTTGGTTGAATCCTGAAACAGACGAAGCAGCTGATGAAGAATCAACAGAAGACACTGTAATAGAACCAGTAGTAACTAATTACTCTGCTCCTGTTACTAAGAAAAAATCATCATTTGATGAAGATGAATTTGATGCTTTGTTTGCTGAAAAGAAATCCTCATCTAACATTGATGAAGATGATGATATGCCTTTTTAATTTTTAAAAAATGGCTAAAAAGAAACTAACAGAAGCTGTGTCACAAGCAGTTAAGGGAAATTTTGATCTTGAGTCTTTTAAGAAATCAAAATTCTTAAGTAACACAAGTGTAACGTTTAAACCCCAAAAGTGGATTCCACTTAGTGCAGCTTTCCAAGATGTTCTTTCATTACCTGGTATTCCTATGGGCCACATAACTTTGTTACGTGGCCATAGTGATACCGGTAAAACAACAGCATTAATTGAAGCAGCAGTAAATGCTCAAAAAATGGGAATATTACCTGTGTTTATCATTACAGAAATGAAATGGAACTGGGACCACGCTCGTCAAATGGGATTTCAAATAGAAGATGTTGTAGATGGAACAACAGGAGAAGTTATAGATTATAATGGATTCTTTATTTATAATGACAGAAGTACATTAAATACCATTGAAGATGTAGCTGGTTTTATTGCTGACTTATTAGACGAACAAGCAAAAGGTAGATTACCTTATGATTTATTATTTTTATGGGACTCAATTGGTAGTGTTCCAAGTAAAATGAGTGTAGAAGCAAACAAAAACAACCCAATGTGGAATGCAGGTGCTATGAGTCAACAGTTTGGTAACTTTATCAACCAAAAGTTGATTATGAGTAGAAAATCAAACACTGCCTACACAAACAGTTTAGTTGCAATCAACAAAGTATGGGTTAGCCCAGCTGAAACACCCATGAGTCAGCCTAAAATGCGAAATAAAGGAGGAGATACTATGTTTTTTGATTCAAGTTTAGTTATTACTTTTGGTAATGTTACTAACAGTGGAACAAGTAAACTAAAAGCTACAAAAGATGGTAAAGATGTTGAGTTTGCTAAACGAACTAAGATTTCTTGTGATAAAAATCACGTTAGTGGAGTTACTACTAAAGGAACAACTGTTATTACTGTACACGGCTTTATTGATGATGATCCAAAAGCACTAGACAGTTACAAGAAAGATCACAAATCCGAATGGATGACTATTTTAGGCGACGGAGAGTTTAAAGTAATCGAAGATTTGAGTGATTGGGACGAAAGTAAAAACAGTGTTTTAGCTCTAAACGATGAAGAATAATATAGATCCAGATTTTCAAGCGATAATAGAAAAACTTAGTAAAGCAAGACAGGCTGAAAAGCCTGTTTTGCAACCTAAGGTTTTACTTGTAGATGCAATGAATACCTTTTTAAGGTCATTTGCTATTATAAACCATATAAACCCAAAAGGAAACCATATAGGAGGACTTACTGGTTTTTTAAAATCAATGGGTTATGCAATTAAACACATAAATCCTACTAGAGTAGTTATTGTTTTTGAAGGAGAAGGATCAACTTTAAACAAGAAAAACTTGTTTCCTGACTATAAAGGAAACAGGAAACTTAAACGTATAACTAATTTTGATGGCTTTGGTTCTCAAGAAGAAGAATCAGAGTCTATTGAAAATCAACTGTTGAGACTTGTGGAATACTTACAATGTCTCCCTGTTGATCTGGCAGTTGTTGATAGAGTAGAGGCTGACGATACTATCGCACACTTAAGTAACGAACTTCAAAAAACAAGCGACGTAGTTATCATGTCTTCTGACCAAGACTTCTTACAATTAGTAAATGATAAAGTAACTGTTTACAGTCCAACTAAGAAAAAATTCTACAATACCAATAAAATAAAAGAAGAATATGGATTACCTCCCCAAAATTATCTTCAAATGAAAATTTTACTGGGAGACAGTTCTGACAATATTCCTGGAGTCCCTAAATTAGGACCTAAAAAATTATTAAAAAACTTTCCAGAGTTACAAGAAGAACAAACTGTTGTACTTAAAGAAATTTTAGAAAAGTCAAAACAAACTAAAGGTACAATGTATGAATCTGTTAGTATGTTTAGTCATCAACTAAAAATCAATGAAAAACTAATGGATCTTCACAATCCTAATTTGTCAGAAATGATGAAATTAGAAATTCAAAATGTTATTGAGTGTCCAAAATCTACAATGGATAAAACAAAGTTTTTAAATATGTATAACATGGATTTTCTTGGAAATTCTATACCTAACGTAGAATCTTGGTTAATAAATGTATTTACTCATTTATTGTCAAGTAAAAAGTAATTTATTATATTATATACAATGGACTATCAAAAGATTTATAATCAAATAATAGATAGAGCTAAAAACAGAATAACATCCTCATATGTTGAAAAACACCATGTAATACCTAAATGTATAGGAGGAACTGATTGTATTAACAATATAGTAAAACTTACAGCAAAAGAACACTTTTTATGCCATAAGTTATTAGTAAGAATACACCCTACTGAAACTAAGTTATGGTATGCCTTGTGGTTAATGGCTATAGGAAAAAATAAACATAGTGACAACCATTATAATATTACTAGTAGAGAATATGCTAAGTTAAGAGAAGAATATGTTTTTCAAATAAAAGGAAAAAACCAAACAGAAGAACATATTCAAAAAAGAGCTGACAAAAACAGAGGACAAAAAAGAACAGAAGAACAAAAAGCAAAAATGGGTAAAAAACCTGAAGGGTTTAATCAAAATAATCTAAACTTAAAAGGAAGAATAATAAATAATAAATGTGTAATGCAATATGATTTAGAAGGAAACTTTATTAAAGAGTGGGTTAGTTGTAGAGAAGCACATAGGGTTTTAGGAATACATTATGGAAGTATTTCTTTATGTTGTTTAGGAAAAGGAAAAACAGCAGGTAAGTTTATATGGAAATATAAATAAAATTTATTATATTATAAAAAATAGTTATGCAAAATAAAAGTTATAGAAAAGGAGGTAAAACTTGGTAAGCTTTAACAAACTCTCCATGTATGGATTACCATTCCAACTTAAAGTTATTAATCAACTTCTTACTAACAAAGAGTTTTTGTTAGACATTAGGGATACTATATCAACTGAGTATTTTGATAATGCATCTTTAATGTGGATTGTTGAAAGAACTTTAAAATACTTTGATCAGTACCACACAAATCCTACACTAGAAGCACTTCAAATTGAAGTTAAAAAACTAGAAAATGAAGTTTTAAAAACAGCTGTTATTGAACAGTTGAGAGAATCTTACAGAATAGAAAACAACGATGCTGAATATGTAAGACAAGAATTTAGTGGATTTTGTAAAAATCAACAGCTAAAAAAAGCATTGTTAACTAGTGTTGATTTGCTTCAATCAGGAATGTATGATGACATTAGAATTTTGATTGACAGTGCTTTAAAAGCAGGAATGGAAAAAAACATTGGTCATGAGTATTCTAAAGACGTTGAGTCAAGATACAGACCAGATGCTAGAGAAATAGTTCCTACTCCTTGGGAAGACATAAATAAACTATTAATGGGTGGTTTAGGAGGAGGAGACTTAGGTTTAGTGTTTGGTAATCCTGGTGGTGGAAAAAGTTGGATGATGGTTGCTTTAGCAGGTCATGCTGTTAAGTTAGGTTTCAATGTTGTTTATTATACTTTAGAATTGGGAGAAGTATATGTAGGAAAAAGATTTGACGCGTTCTTTGCTAATGAACCTGTAAATCAAATTCATATCCACAGAAAAAAAGTAGAAAATGAAATCAATAAATTAGAAGGTAATTTAGTTGTAAAAGAATTTAGTATGGGCAAAGCAACAGTTCAAACTCTTGAAGCTCACATACAACAATTGAAAAATATGGACCTAAAACCTGACTTAATCATTATTGATTATATCGATCTTTTGCGCTCTCCTAAGCGATCTTACGACAGAAAAGACGAAATTGACGACGTTTATGTAGCTATAAAAGGCTTAGCGCGAGATTTAAATACTCCTATTTGGAGTGTAAGTCAAGTAAACAGAGCTGGTGCACAAGATGACATTATTCAAGGCGACAAAGCAGCAGGAAGTTACGATAAAATCATGATTTCAGACTTTTGTTTGTCTTTAAGTCGCAAGAAAGAAGACAAAGTAAATGGCACTGGAAGACTCCACGTAATGAAAAATCGTTATGGAATGGATGGTTTAACTTACAATGCAAAAGTTGATACTAATACAGGTCATATTGATTTAGATGACAATAATGAAGGTATAGAAATTAGTCCTTTTAAACAAATAAATACAGTAAAACCTAATGAAAATTGGGACAATTCCGACATAACAAAACTTAGAAATAAGTTTTCAGAAATTAGTGATTTAGTGTAAAATTTAAAATATTTATAAACCCCTGAAACTAAATAAAATGAACACAACACAAGAAATACTCAGCCAGATTACGACATATATGAAGTATGCTCGTCACATTCCAGAAAAATCCCGTCGTGAAACTTGGGAAGAAATTGTAGATAGAAATAAAGAAATGCATTTGAAAAAGTTTCCACATTTGATAGATGAAATCAATGAAGTTTATCAACTGGTATATGATAAAAAAGTATTACCATCAATGCGTTCACTTCAATTTGCAGGTAAACCAGCAGAAATCAACAATGCTAGAATGTTTAACTGTTCTTTTCTTCCTGTTGACAATGTTAAGAGTTTTAGTGAAATTATGTTTTTGCTTCTTAGTGGATGTGGTGTTGGATTTAGCGTACAAAACCACCACATTGATAAGTTACCTGAAATTGTAATTCCAACACGTGAAAGACGTTATTTAATCAACGACTCTATTGAAGGATGGGCAGATGCTGTTCACGTTCTTATGAAATCATACATGAAAGGTGGAGCACGTCCTCGTTTTGATTTTAGAGACATTCGTCCAAAAGGAGAACAGTTGGTTACAGCAGGTGGTAAAGCACCAGGCCCAGAACCCTTAAAAGAAGTATTGTTTAATGTTCAAAAGATTCTTGATCGTAAAAAAACAGGAGACAAACTAACATCAGTAGAATGTCATGATATTGCTTGTCACTTAGCAGACGCAGTATTGTCAGGTGGCATTCGTAGAGCAGCCTTGATTAGCTTGTTTGATTTTGATGATGAAAATATGTTGACTTGTAAATTTGGAAATTGGTGGGAAACAAACCCTCAACGTGGTCGTGCTAACAATTCAGCAGTAATATTACGTCATAAAATTACAGAAAATGAATTTATGGGATTGTGGGAAAAAGTAGAAGCAAGCAATGCAGGTGAACCAGGATTTATTTTTAGTAATGATAAAGACTATGGAACAAACCCATGTGCTGAAATTGCTTTAAGACCATACCAATTCTGTAACTTGTGTGAAATCAATGCAACTGATGTTGTAAATCAAGCAGATTTTAATGCTCGTTCAAAAGCAGCTTCATTTTTAGGAACTCTACAAGCCAGCTACACAGATTTTCATTATTTAAGAGATGTTTGGAAAAAAACAACTGAAAAAGAAGCATTGATTGGTGTAGGCATTACAGGTATTGCATCTGGAAAGTTAGACTCAATCAACTTAGAAGAAGGAGCAAAACTAGTAAAAGAAGAAAATGAAAGAGTAGCGAAACTATTAGGAATCAAGAAAGCAGCTCGTACAACAACTGTTAAACCATCAGGAACAAGCAGTTTAGTATTGGGAAGTTCATCAGGAATTCACTCTTGGCATGATAAACACTATATTCGTCGCATTAGAGTAGGTAAAAACGAAGCTATTTACACTTATCTTTCAATATACCATCCAAATATGGTAGAGGATGATTTCTTTAATCCATCTCATCAAGCTGTAATATCAGTACCACAAGCAGCTCCTGAAAATGCTGTTACACGAGCTGAGTCTACGTTTGATCTTCTTGAACGAGTAAGAAGATTTAATATAGAATGGGTAAGATCAGGACATAGGAGTGGACAGAATTACAACAATGTATCTTGTACAATTACAATAAAACCAGGTGAATGGAAATCAGTAGGGTCATGGATGTGGCAACACAGAAATGATTACACAGCAATGTCATGTCTACCTGAAGACTTAGGAACTTATAAGCAAGCTCCTTATGAGTCAATTACAGAAGAACAATTTAATGAATTGTCAAAAGTTCTTGATAATATTGATTTGAGAAATGTAGTTGAAATGAGTGACATGACAAACCTAGTTGACCAAGCTGCCTGTAGTGGTGGTGCGTGTGAAATTGTATAAAAATGTAAGAAGGAGCGCCTAAAAAGCGCTCCCTTTTATATTTATATATAATCAGCATTTATCAATGATAAAACTTTTAGATATACTCAGGGAAATAAACATTCAAAGAAAAACTAAGTTAGGAGATGAAGAATCTGCAGAAGGAGAAACTTATGACCTTAAATTTGCTCCTGATAAAGTTGTAAAAAAATATACTATTACTGATCCAAAAACCAAAGAAGATCAATATGAGTTAATGGGTAAATATCCTGAATTTTTTGTTAAAATATATGATTTTAATCCTAATTATGTTATTATGGAAAAAGTTCAAACAC